ACAGCGTTGATTGGCTCTTTAATAATTCCTTCCAGTCCCTGAAATACGCCTGAAATGATTTCCACTAATCCGTCCCATGCTTTCTGCCAGTCACCCGTAAACACACCCGTCAGAAAGTCAATTACGCCGTTCAATGCCGTGCCGATGCCGTCAAACGCAGTGCAAAGCACATTTGTTACCCATTCCGCTACGGGCTTTAAGTTCTGCCACAGAACATCAAAGGCATCCCCAAAGTCGCCCACGGACTTCACGCCGTCACCAAGGAACCAAGAAGCAACCTCTTTGAAGGCATCCAACAAGGTTCCTGTTACGAATTTTGCCACGGGGTCAAGCACATTATCTTTGAAATACTCAAACGCCCTCTGAAGGTCTGCCAGACGGGGCGCAAGGTCATTCACCCAGTAGTCTTTAAGCTTCTTAAAAGCTTCCACAAGCTTATCCCTTACAAATTCTGCAAGGGGCTTCAGAAGATTGTTATAGAAAGCACTAAGTACATCATCAAGTTTGTTTGCCGCATCCATAACCAGGTTGAGTGCCTTTTTAAATCCGCCCCATGCTGTGGCAAGCGCACCGGATATAATATCCGCAACAGTCTTCAGAATGTCATACAGGGTTTGCATCTTACCCCTGAACCCCTCTGTTGCGGTCTGTCCTTCACCTGTGAAGAAACTGGCCACCCAGTCAAGCGCATCATGAAAGGCTGTATTAAGAAGGTCTGCTATGTTATTGAATGTGGTGTGGAGTTCTTCCAGTTTAGGGCCCAGCTCGTTCGTCCAATACTCAGAAATCGCTGTCCATGCCTCAGTGAATTTTCCATTAAGGTATTCGCCGAGTGGCTGTAGGACTTCTTCATTGAAAATTCTGAACCCTTCGGACAAATCCTCAACAAGCCCCTGAATTTCATTGAAGGCCCCCGTCCCTACGTTCAGAAGGTTTTCCAGTACGTCAAGGATTCCATTTCCAACGATGGAAAGGATTTTCCCGACAATCGGCATGAGCTTATTTGCCAACCATTCCATGAAGGGCTGTAGGGTTTCGGTCCATATCTGGTTCACAAGGTCTATCACCTCGCTGATTGCGTCGCCTACACTGTCCACAAAGGTTCCAAAAGACCCGTTCATAAGGTCTTTAAACCGTGTGGCAAGTGCAAGTAATACTGGCGCAACATGCGTGTTATAGCCGTCCACAAGTATTCCGACGATTTCACTCACGCCGTCTGCCACGTTCTGGAAGAACGGCGCAAGGTGTTCATCATAGATTTCACGGAACTTATCCCCAATCTTCTGGACAGCCGCAAGGACGCCCTCTGCCGCCGTCGCCAATGCTCCGAGTGTGCTGTCTATGGCCTGCCGGATGCCCTCTGCGTTGTCAATAATTGGCTGTACGAAAATGTTACCGATATCCCGTACCAACTTCAGGGCTGTTTCCGTGATCACACTGCCGATTTCAAAAACAATGCTAAGTACGGTCCCCAAAAGGTGCTGTGCGTTCTCTCCGCCGAACGCCTCAAAAATGTACGCTATGGCCTTTGCAAATTCCCCGGCCATCTCCCAAATCTCAGCCCCTACGTCAAACATGGTGATAAGGTGCTGTTTGATTCGGTCTTTACTCTGCACAAGAAAATCAGCAATGCCGCCCACAACCAGGTTGGCAATGGTCAGGCCGATACTCGCCGCCGCCCCCACGATCTGACCGAGCGCATAGGCGGCTTTTCGTGCATAATTGTCCATGGATGCCAACACAGCCGGATCCGTCCAAATGTCCTTTAGTGCCGCCTTTATCGTGGCAAGGTCTTTTTTGAGTTCCTTCAGGCGTGGAACATAATCTCCCAGTCCATCCCAGAATCCTGCTTTGAACAGGTCTGCCAGTTCCTTCAGCTTGTCCAGAAGTCCATCCATAGCGGATGTGGTTTCCTTTGCGACTGCGGGGGCCGTGGATGGTACGGGGGCTTCTTCTTCCTCTTCGTCCTCGTCTTCCTTGTCGGACTCCCACCGCCTGATTTCATCCAAACCGGACAGGTACCGTTTCTGTTCTTTGTTTTGTTTCTTTTTGGCTTCGGCTTCCTTTTCTTCCGCTTCTGCCAGTGCATCCGTCAGGTCCGCCGCCTCACCTGTTCCGCTGATGGCTGGGCTTGCGTTGGCGTCAACGCCGGTGATCATTTCCGTCAACTGCCGGAACGCACTAGCCGCCTTCTGCAGGGCCTGCACAATCTTATTCACGATGCCCAAAAACGGCGTCATGATATTCTGTATGCCCATGCCCAGCGTTTCGAGCATGTCGCCAAAGTTATTCTTAATCTGCTGAATACGGCCCGCCGGTGTGTTCGCCAACGCCTCATTCATATTACCGACATTATTCGTGATAACCTGTGCAAGCGTGGCGGCCTTCTGCTGTTCAGTGCCATACTTCAGGATCTTTTCTTCTGCTTTGGAAAAGCTGATGCCAACACGGGTCAGTGCTGATGTCTGGCCCTGCATGACTTTCCCCATCAAGTTGCCGATGTTCTGCATGGCACTCGCTGAGACGTTCACGCCGTTCTGTTGGACAGCTAAGTTGTTCATTGCCGGTATCAGTGTTTTCAGTGCGTCGCTTGTCCGCAGGAACGTCGCAAGCTGTTGCGCTCCGCTCATCTGGACTTCATCACCGACAACACCAAGGGCCTGCTGCGCCGCCGTCAGATCCTTTACCGACTGAATCTGATCCTCAGTTGCGCCCATCCTCTGCCGCATGATGGTTTCAAGTTTGCGTTCCATTTCTTCCTGCACTTCAGCGGCTTTGACGGTCTCTTTGGCAAACTGAATAACCTTCTGGACAGCGAACGCCGCCACGATGGTTTTACCAACCTTCTTCACCGTGTCCCCGAGCTTTTGCATTTTCTTTTCGGCCTTGTCGGTGTGCTTGCCGAGTCCGTCCATACTCTTGTCAATGTCAGTGGTGTCCATCTGTGTGTTGATAATCACACTGCCGTCTGCTTTTTGGTTACTAGCCATATGTGTTTCACCTCCTTTCCATCTTTTCAAACCATGCCCTCATAGCGTCGTCTTGTGCTTTTTCCTCTTCGGTCAGGGGCTTTTTGATATCCACAAGCTTCTTATTTTCCCTGTAGAATTCCTGTTCGTACTTTTCGAGCTTCTTGTGTTTCGCCTTTTTGGAGCGGATGCTTACCACCTGCGAGAAAAGCCCCTCGCCGATTTCCATGTAATACGAAAAAAAAGTCCACCAGTGGAGATATTCCAACTGGCGGACTTCTGTATGTGCAACCCTGTTCACGGCAGACACGATCATGGGAGCGTCCTGCTCCCAATCTACAAGCTGAGGTTTCTGCTTATCTTCGTCTGCTTCCACGCCGCAATCAATGAATTCAATCGCTTTGTTCACGGCCTCTTCAAGGTCGTCCCGTGGTATTTCATACCACTTTGGAAACATGATCTTCAACAGAACCACAGCCTTTGCCTGTGCGTCAAGGTCTGGATCTCTTTGTGAGGCAAGCACGTCAAGTATAGCCCGGAAGTCTGTTCTAATGTCATATTCCTTACCATTGACTTCTAAAGTCATTGGAAGGCTGTACCCGTTCAACTAATCACCCCTCATATTTTTTTGTGTATTTGTCAGCTCGTTTCGCCATGGCCTCCTGACGTGCTTTGACGGCAGGCTGTACAATCTCCATGATCTTGTCAACGATGATTTCCACAAAGAAACGGCCATCAGGCAGGACTGTCAGGGCGGACACCTCACCGAAAATCTCTTTACTGGAATCGTACCCCAGAATGTAGGAGATTTTGTCCTCAATGTCTTTCTGAAGCTGTCCGACTGTATCCACATCAAACGACTCTGCCTTTATCGCCTGGAAGAATTCAGCGGAAGCAATAGCCCGTTCGCCCGTGCGTATATCCGTGGGATTTATGCGGAACTTGCTGAACACATTTCCGTCAAGGTCTGTGAAAGTGGCGGTGATTATACCGCTGTCAATTACTGTATTTGTGCTTGCCATAAAAAGAAAATCCCCTCCTTATGCGCTGATGGTATTAGTAGACGGATTCCACGTTACAGACACACGGTTTCCTGCCTTGTGGATGGTAAACGGGATCTGCACACCTGAAGTGTCGCCGCCTACGCTTGTCGGAATGACGTAAACGTCTTCCTTGTATGCCCATACCACAGTAGGAGTGCCGCCCTCTGTCGCAGGTGCGGAAAGCAGAACATCAACCATGGTCGTTTTGCAGGCGTCGCCGGTCTTTCTGCCGTTGGCGATTTCAAACAGCTTCGTGGACAGTGCGTCAGAATACTCTGCATAGTACGGTTCCACATCAGCGGAAACATCATAGCCGTTGTGCCGTACGCTTGTTTCGCCCAGAATGTTTTTCTGTGTTTCTACATCGGGGGAAAGATCCTCGTTATATTCCTCAAGGTCTTTGCCGAGTCGCACATAATTAGCGGACGCACCACCAAAGGAAGCGTCCAGAAAATGTGCAAGGTATTTACGTTCAATCATAGTTTCTCACCTCATAATTGAAACTCGTTTCGATAGTTTATCGTAACAGGCAGTAACCAATCCTGTGTACCGTCCTGATTCGGTGCGGTTCCATAGGGGTTTTGCCGTGTGATCCTGGTTATCTTTCGGTTCCCGGACAGTGCAGGGTACACGGGCTTGTCGTAGTCTGTCGGCTCCATGCACAGCCACTTTCCGAGTCCGTCAAGGAAGCTGTAGGCTTTATCTTTGGCGGCATTGGCTGACATACGCATGACTACGAAAAAGGGGAACTGACATTCCTGTCTCACATAGTCGGTTATGTCACGCCGCTCAGTCAGAACCAGGGCCCCATTATCAGCAGAAAACGTCAAGCCATACTCTGCCAGATCCTCAAACGGGATGGACTCAGTGAGGCCGGGGTAGCTGTTCAGAAGTGCCCCGGCAGCTTCCTTTAGGATATCCGTGCCGCTTGCATCGTATTTCTTTGGTTCATCTGCCATGCTTACCACCTCCTGCCGCCTGTTTTGCGAGTTCCACCCAGTTCTTGCCGTGTGCCTTTTTCGCCGCTTTGAACCACTCAGCCTGTACATCAGGATGGAAAGTGGTTGTATAGGTCAGGTTTTCTTTTGCGCTTGTCTTGCCGCCGTACTGGCTGACAAGTACCTTCTGTTCGCCAAACCTAGCCCACGGACTGCCGGATTCTGCTCCAACCATAGTTTTGCCCATGTACAGGAACCGGCCATACGGTGGAGCCGCCGCATACACTTTCCCAGTGCCTGCAATCGCCGCTGACATGGCCCGGGTCTGATTGATGAAGGTCTGTGTAATCATGGGCATGTACGGAACCATGTGCGCCATGACTGCGCTGTCAAGTTCGTACTGCGCCCGTTCCAGATTTCCGTCAAGCCGCCCCAAATCAATGTGCATATCAATGGTGTAGTTCGGTCCTTTCCGGTGCCAGTTGAATACCGTCTGTTTGATCATTTCCCCGTCACCTCCAAATGTGGAATGACAGAAAAATAAGAGCATCCCGTCACGGCATACACAAAATCCTCATTTTTGTTCATGTAGTCGTAAAAGCTCATCATGCCATAATCGGAATCCGCTACAGGGATTAACCAGTCCCACCGGCCTGCATAGAAAAAGTCGCACTTCTGACCGGGTGTGAAGGTGAACGCTTCGGAAGGATCCTCAATGGCCTGCCATTCCTTGGGCGGCAAGTACGGCTTTTCAGCAGGCAGGTGGACGTTCAGAACACAGGTATCTGTAGACTGTTCGCCGTATTCCTTCACCACCATAGACCTGTCAATGTTCAGGTTCACGCCCTCTAGTATGGTCGGATACCAGAGGGCACCTTTGCGATTGAATACAGTTATGACGTCCCCGAACATACCGGATACCTCCCTGCATACAGAAGATTCACGCCGTTTGAATCAGGCACACTAGACAGGAACGTCCGCACCAATTCCGCAATCTGTCGCTTCTGTTCGGCTTTATCGGCCACGGCTTTGTCTATGGCTGTGGTGCTTGAACCGGAAGCGGAACCAAAGGACACCGACTCATTGCCTGCACTCATAGAATTGATAGCCTTGCCATGCACCCCGGCGTCCGTCACGACAACACCTCGCAGGTCCTGAGCGGCATTTTCCGCAACCTGGATCTGCCAGAGCAGGTTTACAATCTCGCAATGACAGAGGGAAACAAGTTCGGCGTCTTCGGCATTGGTCGGATAGTGTTCCTTCAGCTTCTTAACACCGTCTATTGTGGTCGTGTAAGCGTCCATCAGGCGGTCAGCTTTGAGGTCGTGCCGCCTGTAGTCCACTTCTTTCAGACCACCGTCACCAAAGAGGGCGACGTAATCAGTGTATGTTCCGTACATTAAGGCTCACCACCTTCGGGGTCGGGTGTAGCACTTTCTTTTGTTACTGTTACTGTGTACACGGTCGGATTCTTGCCGGTTTCCGTAACAGTAATTTCCACAACATTCTCACCTGTTTCCCATGTAGCAGTGGATGCGTTCGTGAATTCTTCTTCATTCAGCGTCATGGTGATGACAGCACCCTCTGCCGCTGTTGCCGTTACCTTATTGGTTGCGTTGGAAGTTGTAACAGTATATTCTGTAATGTCAGCGTCAAAGCTTGGGGTAAGCGTTAACGCCCCGACAGCAATCCCCGTTAATTCACTGTCGGGTATTATTCCCCCGCCTTATACTTAATCAGGTCTTCCATGACCGCTTTGGTGCCGTAGCTGTAGAACAGCTCCACGCCGTAGGCATTGGACAGCGGGATCTTTTCGGCGGTGTACGCCTGAGACATAACCGGCTGAGCCACAGCACCGTCTGCCATGACGATATAATCCACACTTTCAGGCAGATGTACGCAGGAGAAGGTTTTCACGCCGTGGTATGCGTAGAATTCCTCAGCGGCCGCATCAACGCCGGGGACAGTGACTTTGTCCAGATAGGTACGGATCTTTCCGTAATATTCCGGTGTGCAAATCAGGTTGATCATGGAGCGGGGTACGCCGTCCACATACTGATTCTTTGTGGTTTCCACAGCCTGAATGGCCTGTTCCATTTCCTCCTCAATGGTGGGAGTGCCGGTGATGGTCAGAGCGGTACCGGCAGTGTGTGCTTCAGTGAAGAAAGCACCGTCCAGTTCGGCGGCCATGCGCTGTACATGGTTTCTGGCTCTGCGTTCCAGAATTCCATCCACGCCGTACAGGGTGACGTCCTTCTGTTCCAGTTCCTCCACGATTTCTTTGTCCTGATTGATTGCCACGGTGACGGGCTTTGCTTTGAGATAGTCGCCCTTGCCGCCGGTCCGGGCAGTGCCGTACGCTTTGGAAGTTGCGTTCTGGAAACGCTTAGCTTCCACGGTGCCGGATTCAGGATTGCCGGAGAGGTCGGTGTTTTTGAAGCGTGCAGAAATCAGCTGCTTGTTTACGTTTTCAATGACTTTTCCGTACAGTTCTGCAAGATAGTCCTTACCGGTCGGGTCAAGCAGAACATTTAAAGAAGTAATTCTTGCCATGGTGTTTTCCTTTCTTACCAGATCTTAGGTACTTCATATTTCGGTGCCGGATTGTCTTCCAGCGTTTTCTTGGGTTCTGTGAATTTCGGCTTCTTTTCCTCAGCCTCATCCTGTTTCTTTTCGTCTTCTGTCTTGTAGAAGTGATCCTTTTCGTTTTCCTTTGCGAGATAGTCAGACAGTCCCATGAAAGCCCCGTCCTTCCACTTCAGGCCGTCCTCACCCATGATGTCTGCTGCAAGGGATTTACGGGTCCGCTCGGAAGTGATACCGAGCTTGTCAAACTCAGCTTTGAGATAGTCCCGCTGATCCCGCATCAGGATCTGCGCTGTCGCTTTGGACTCAGCTTCCTCTGCCTTTTTCTGAAGGTCTGCTATGGTCTTTTCGTAGGCGTCCTTGTCAACACCCTCGAATCCCTTCATGGCCTCTTCAGCTGTCGTGGCTTTTTCTTTCCACGTGTCACGCTCAGTTTCGGCTTTGGTCAACTTCTTCTCGAATTCAGCCCGGGTCAGGTAGTTCTCTTTCAGGCCGTTTTCGATAGCGTCCTTTTTGTCCTCAGGTACTTCAATTTCAAGTTCCGACAGAATAGAAAAAATGTTCTTCATGTTGCTTCATTCCTCCCATGAAATGATTTGTATACCGGGCTTTCTCCGGTGTTAGGTGGACGATTGGAAAGCCTCCAATCAGGGCAGGCGGAAACAGGGACTTGCACCGCTGTAGTGGCTACTTTCCGCAATAAAAAAGCACCTATTGTTTAGGTGCTGTATCTCCGGGGCGTCTGCGTGCAATCCGCATCCGTTCCGGAAGTGGTCTGAAATTCTTTTCTTTACAAAACTCGTTGTATTTGTCGAGCTTCATTCTCGCACGGTCGTGCTTTTTGGTGTATTCCTCAGACAACAGGTTTTTCGCCTCTGGATCCTTCTCATTTTCCATCGCAAACTTCAACGCCTGTTCAGTGCGCCGGTCTTTTCTGATGGACCGCTCCATGGCCCGCTGCTTCTGTGTGTCCTCATAAAGCTGTTTGTTTTCTTCATTGTTGTAACGCTTATAGGGGTTGTCCATGCCATCGATGTAGGGGCCGAAAGAATGCCTGCAATTGGCCCCGCATAGCCCCGTTACACTGCCATAATCGGTAGCAAGATAGAAATTGTCGTATTTGGCATCCAGTCCAGACAGGCTGTAGACCTGCCCCTGCCACGCTTCATGCTCTGGCCTCGCTCCCATGTGACTAGACACCAAAACCAGGTCAACACCCATTTCTTCCATGCGTTCAAGGCTTATCTCTGCCGTGGTCTGGCTTATTCCAGTTCGGACAGCACGCAGTGTC